GGTCAAGACTGCCTCGACTACGCCACAACGCCGCGCAATACATGATCGTTCCTAGCGTTACGTCACCGCTAGGCGACGTGCTGAGACTGTCGTTGTAGCCTGCCTCGGCGCGACGACGACTGCAAAACTGGTTGCCAGCGCTCACGGCCTGCGTAGCCAGCGTGTAATCATCAGACGGGTTAGTGATTGACACGCCAAGATAGGTGACAAGGTTTGCGACCGTAACCCAAGTGCAAGTCGGTGTAAACGCAACTGTGCCTGTGTAGATCGCAACAAAATCAACGTCGTCACCTGTGCAGGCGTACAAAACTTGATTAGGTACTGCAACCGTCACGTCATAATTAAATTCTCCAGTTGTACCGTCAACGCCAACGTAACGATATTGCGGACAAGCCAACACGGTAAACGTGCCGTTAAACGGTGCGCCTAACGCGCCTACAACTACGGTGTCACCAACCTGTATGTCGGTTGGCTCGAGCGTAGATATGCAGGCGTAGTTATCTGTTAGTTGTTTTGACGCTGTTGAGTATGTTGCCATGAGCGGTTTTGCCGCTTACGACTAGGCGACTGTGATCGACTGTACGAAGCGTGAGCCTGCTGTTGCGTCTGTTGCGTCTTGGAAAAACGTTGCGAAGTATCCGTAGTACGAGAAATTTTCGCCCAACAATGCTGGGTCTTGTACTCGCATAATTCCGCGTTGCTGTTCGTAGAACTCGATTGCTGGGGCGTGTACAACAAGCATTGTGCCTGATGCAAAGTTGCCGTCAACAACGATTTCAAGACCCATTGGGTTCATGCCTGACCATGTTGCGGCCGAACCTGCGCCCAATGTGTTTTGACCCATTAAGCCCGGTGCGCCGATTGCTGGGAATAGTGGGCGCTTATCATTGTCAAGTTGACCGCCAAGTTTTTGCCACACGTCAACGCTTACCAGCAAGTGTGTTGCAAACAAGTTTGTTTGATTGCTGATGTTAAACGCGCAACCGTACAACGCTGCCATAAGTGTTGTTGGGTCACCTGCTGTAACTGTCCATGTAAAACCTGAAGTTTGTTTTGCAGTATTGCAAGCATCGGCCGCAATGTTGTCAGTTTCTTTAAGGTACTGTCCTTGCAAGTCTGTCAAAATTGCATTGAGCGCTGCAGGGTCTGTGAAGTCAATATCTTGTTGGGAAATAAACACGCCACCAGCGACGGTGCTACGTGTAACCGTATTTGCGCTAAGCGTCATTTTTTGGTTTGTTACTTCTTGACCTTCAGTTTGTACGCCTGCTGCGGTGTGTTGAGTAATGATCGGGCGAGTAAACGATTTACCTTGTCCGTTTGGCATTGCTCGAGTACCGATTGCTGACACAACTGGTCGCACAGCGTTGTAGTTTAAAAACACGTTGCCCAAAACTGGTTGTGGCAACAAACCCGGTGTATCAGTTGTCAAGTCTTGTGCCAAAGCAAACTGCAATGCTGACTGACTTTTAGCGGCAGCAAATTTGTATGCTTCGTTTACTTTGCGAAATGTGTCGCCACCAATTGTCATCGCGGCAAAGTATTCGCCCGGTGTTGGCATCTTGAATTCGTGTTTTGGTTGCGCCCACAATTTTTCAACTGTTGACTGTGCTGCTTCAACTACTGGGGTTTCAATTTTGTCGCTCATGGTTGTTTCCTGTTCTGTGTCTTGTTCTGATATTAACTCTACTGCTGGCTCGGTTTGGTGGATACTCTCGGCTGGTGTTTCAACTGGTTCGTCGGGTGCGCTTGCTGCGACGCGCTCAATAATTGCCCCGCTAAATGCGCCTTCGCTAACTAGCGACAATTCCGACCAGTTGGCAGCCTCAACGATCATCACGCCTGCCTCGTCGTAACTAAATTTTGTGGGTGTTACGCCTACCGATACCGCGTCAATAACGCCGTCATTGGCAAGAGTAAGTGCTTCGTCGCCTAGTCGAGTGGCGCTGATCTTGGCGGTAAACATCATGCCTTGCGGGGTGTCTACACGCTCGGTCACTTTGCCGACGATCTGATTAGCGTCGTGTTGCATATAAAGTTTCGGGTCGCGCCCCGTGACTGGCAACGACCCTTGCAAAAACCGTACTTTTGTGCCGTCAGAAATTGTTGCTGTCTCGTCGTAAGTGACGGCTACGCCTGAGATTGAGCGCGACGGCAAACCCTCTGCCGCCGCTGCGTCAACCGTGATCTGTGAAGGGGTAAGTCTGATCATGAAGGTAACTCTACTCTTTCTGTAATTTCTGTTTGTGTATCTCGATCTTCACCCATTGAATATTCGCCGGTGAGATATTGTTCAACATCAAATTCGACGTAAGTTCCGTTAGGCAAAATGTTGTTTTGGCTGAGTGTGCCAGCAATGCAATCGGCGTAAGCACGTACACCAAATGTCCACAAATCCATACGGCTTTCAGCACTTGACTGATACGAGTACGACCCGACGCTGATGCCCGCAAGGTATGGCGGAATGTTGCAAAGTCGTGCCATTTCCATTGCTTGAAATTCGGCGCTTTCAATTAGCAACATTTTGTCAGGGCTGGTAAGTGTTTCGGTGTAGGTGACAAATTCGTTGAGTGCTGCGGTTTGATTGGTTTCACGTGCCGCGTTGAACGCTGCCGCAAGGTCGGCTAACTCTTGTGCGCTTAAAGGTTCGCCGCCAGTCTGACGCAAAATGCCCGCCGGTATTGCGCTGCTCGAGTTGCGGTATCGTGCCGCTTCAAGTTTTAACGCTGTAGCAATTGCCGTTTCTGACATATAAGTGATGCCTTGTATTGGCGACAAAAATTGCACGACGTTTGTGTAGTCAAGTTCAGCGCCGTTAAACACAATTTGTTTTGACGGTGCAAACCAAACTGGGCCAGCCTGATCAAGTGTTTGTATCATTGCTGCGGGTAGTCGAGTAAACGACGCAGGGTAACCGTCGGCTGTTCTACTAGTGACGTAGAGAAAGCTTCTTCCGAAGAAAAAAAGATCGTCAAATAACCATGCAAGCAAAAATGAATTTGGCACACTTGGGTCTATGCGTCGTAGCCAAGTGCGTGGCGCTAACGGCATTTTTTCCATTTCTTCGCCGTTCCACATTTCGGTATACATTTTTAAGTTCATGCAACCGATGACGCTGGCCATAAGATCGCGCGCTCGACTAATTGTTGGCACGCTCATTGCACGATTACGCGCCGTGCCTTCAACATAGTTGTAATACTGGCCGATTGAATTTGCGCCCGCATTTTGGCCAACGTATCCGCTACCAGCCGCGGCTGCTTTAGTTGGTTGCGGTGATATTGCGGCTTTGTTGACGGTGCGGTTAAAAATGCCCATGCGCTAAGTATGCCACCAATTTATTTGACGGGTGTTGATAGGCGACCGCTAAGCGTCAACCGAGAAAGTAAGAACCTAACGGCCGCCCAGCAAAATACTAGCCACTAGCAACAACGATCATCGGTTTGCCTGTCGCTGTCGGTCGTGACGCGAACGCCGCTGACCAAACCAAACACCGTGCTAACTCGATCGGGCCGGGTGATCGTTGCGACGATAACGCAATGCTGTTTTGACTGCGTACTGCAACGGCTCGTTGTACGTGTTCGGCCAACATATTTTCGCCCGTGTGCCAAAGTAGTTTCTCGTGGATCATTGACTTTATGCGCGGCGTAAATTTAAGTATCTCGCCGTAGCCGACAACTGCCCTGCGACGCTCAAGCGCTAACGGCCAATGAATATCTATTGACGGGCTGATAGCAAATTTGATTGCCGTGTTTTTTGCTAGGCGCTCAACGTGTCGCAACATTTCGTCGTAGGTGTCGCAAACAAACTCAACGGTTACGACGGTGCGCCGATCGTCAAGCACAATTGCGCGGGTAGCAAAATATCGGTCGTCGGTCAGGCTGGTTTCGATAGCGACTGTGCCGCCGTCGGGCATAGGGTCGATGTACTCAAGTTCAGGCCACAAACCCGGTGCAATCCACGATTTGTCAGACGCAACCCAAAGGTTGCATGACGCGCGCAAAAACGACGCACGATCAGGGTTCTCACTCTCAGCTTCAATCGTTTTTAGCGTCAATGTTTTGCCTAGCGCTGGGTTTGCCCAACCCCACGCGCGACTATCCATAGGCGATATGTCAGGCGGCGGCGACCACTCAGCAAAATACAACGATGACGGCTCGCCACGGTCAATAGATCGCAACCCCTGTTCTCGCCAACGCTGCATGGCGGTACTTGCTTCTGTGCCTGCCGTTGACCAAGCGCTAAGCAATGGTGATCGTCGGGCGCGCTGGGCTGGTAGCAAACCGCCGTCAATGACAGTTGAGCCAATATCCCAAATCTCGTCAGCAACAATTAGATCGCAACTCATACCGTGACCGACACTCGAGTTGGCTGCACGAATAAACCACTTTGACCCGTCGGGCATGGTGACTTGGTTGCGACCGTACGACCGCATAAGTTTTGCACCAAACCGCAACTCGAGTACGTCGGCGAGTTTGTCGTAGAGCATTACGGCGAGGTCAAGACGGTGGGCTGTAGATAGCACGGTTTGCGGTTGCCCCCGGTGCTTAGGCATTTCCGTTAGCCACCAACCAACCAACGCCGTCAACGCAACCGTCTTACCGTTCTGACGCGCCGTACTAACCATCGACATACGGTGCAAAAAATCCCCATCGCCATCAAACAACAACTGACCATCTAAAACCCGCTGTTGCCACGGCATTAACTCCATGCCTAAATGCTGTAAAGCCCAGCCCCCCACCTCAGCCCCAAACGACCCAGCCGCGTCAGGCCACACCGTTTCCAGTCGAGGCTGATCCCTGCCAGTTACCGCCAGTTCAGGCTGGTTAGGGTCATCTGAGATAATCCTGAGTTGGGTCGGGTTCCCT